TTGCATTAGATACAGCAGTCACTTTAGCAGCTACCGTTCCCGCGTACACAATGTCACCCACGTTTACTCTGTTTACAATGAAGTTACCCGCCGAGTCAATAAGACTTAATGAGTTAGCTCCTGTAGTTGTTCCCGCCTTAGCCACAACAGACACGTTAGGTATGTTAACTGTATCACTTGGTATCACAGCTAGAGCTCTACCCGCTTGTAGTTTTTGATATGCCATTACTTATCTTCTTTTATGTAGGGAAATACCCTGTTTAATGTTTCTTTTCTCTTACCACAGCCGCAATCTTTACCCGTAGCCTTAGAAATAGCCTCAGTAACAGCCTTTATGCCCGTAACCTTAGTTATCTTCTCTACCGTATCGCCTAAACCTGTTGATTTCATTTGCTGCAAACCTTAGATGCTAACTTATTAGATGCTTGAGGAGAATGACCTTTCTTCTTGAAAGCATCATAAGCCTTCATCCCTTTCTTACACATAGGCTTAGTGCCGAACTTAGACATACCTAACGGATTCTTTAAATCTCTAGACATACTACTTCTTTTTCTTCTCACTAGCTAGGTAGTAAGCCCTAACTTCGTCATTAGATGGTTTCTTCTCGTTCTTACCGTACTGAATGTTCCAAATACTAGCATCACCACCACTCTTATCAATAGCTTTCTGCCACTTAGTCTTCTTTGGTGGGTCAAACTTAGACCCCGATAAAGGGTTCTTTAAATCTCGTGCCATAGTATTGTTTTGTTTCTACAAATATAGTTAATATTAATTTAACTAGGTCTGTTTACAATTCCATACCTTTGTCATATAAAATCAAATCAAATGAAAGACGATTACCTAAAGTATTGGAGAGTTATACGCTACTTCGTTAAGGCAAAGTACAAATTAAGTCAGTGTGATTTAGACATGATACTGTTCCTTCACTCCGAAAAGCATTTCGATAAAGCCAAGTTCACCGAGTTTGACGAATTACTACGATGGGATGTGTGTAGATTCGAACGTCTAAGAAAGTTAGATTGGATAAAGGTGTTTAGAAAGCGATGCGGACCTACAAAAACAGTCTACGTACTCTCATATAAAGCCAATAGACTAGTTACGTCTATATATAAAAAGCTAAGTGGCGAGGAAATCCCCACCACTCAAGCTAATAACCCTATGTATGCCAAGAATGTAAAGTATTCCGACAAGGTGTACCGTAATTTTATTAAAGAAATGAATGCAGCTACAAAACTACTACGACATCGCGCTCCTGAATAATAGTAAACTGCTCATTCTCGATGAACATAGAGTACCCGGCTGTACTATCGTAGTAAATAACATCATCTGATACTATCACTTCTACTAAAGTACCCGGCTCTGCTACTATAGCCTTCTTATATCGTATATCCTTTACGTCATCATGAGAAAGTAAGAGGCCTGACTCAGTCTTAACCTCTTCCTTTATCTCTTTAATCGCGATGTATTTTCCTATTGGTCTCATAGTTGTTCAATTCTATATTTTAATATGCTTAAATAAGTATTCATCGCTGATGCCTGAAGCTTCATTAGCTCTCTTTGGTTTCTGCTAACTGCCATAGCGGCGTCAGAATCTAGAAAATCCTTCAACTTAACCAACCTATCCTCTAGCTCAACCTTCTCTGTGTCTAATCTTGACTTGAAATCACTCATATCTTAACCTTTTGTGTCATAACTACGTGCCATTGTGACAATAGCGTTAGTACTTAGTAACGTAATAGCTACCGAAACAGAGTTTTGTAAGGCATTCTTAGTAACCTTCATAGGGTCAATAACACCCATCTTCATTAAGTTACCGTATTTACCGTTCTTCACGTCATAACCATGTCCTTTCTTAAACGGTACGTCCATGTATATGTCGCTATACTTTAATCCTGCGTTAAATAAGATGGTCTTAATCGGTGCAAGTAATGATTTCCTCATTATAGAGTAAGCCGTAAGCTTCTCCTTAGACCAATCTTGATTGCTAGATAGTAACGTAGAGATGTTTTGTAAAGCCAATCCACCACCCGGTAGAATACCCTCCATAGTAGCCGAACGTACAGCACAAACAGCGTCATCTACTCTATCAAACAACTCTTTATGCTCCATGTCAGTCTGACCGCCGACGTAAATTACACCAACACCACCGGTTAATGAAGCTATCCTAGATAGAATGAACTCACGCTCAACCTTTGTACTAGATGCTGCATGCGCTCCGTGAAGCTGCTCAACGCGCTCATCAATATCTCCTTGTGATACCACCTCGTCATCTTTGATAATGATAGTAGAAGACCTTCCAATGATAGCCTTCTTAGCTTTACCCAAGTCAGTCATCTCCATCAAGCTTAAATCATCACCCGTCTTCTCACTGAAGTACGTAGCCCCAACAGATAAAGCGATGTCATTCATCAACTCATGCTGCTTGTATCCAAAGTTTGGTGGTTGTATAACACATATCTTTAAACCGTTCTTCATAACGTTAGCAGACAACGTGTTTATTACGTTACCCGAACATGGGGCAACTATAAGTAACTTGCTGCCTTCCTTAATAATCGGCTTAAGTATATTCTCAATCTGTAGTATGTTGCTTATCTCAGCGTCGCTGACCAACACATGCACATCCTCAAAGATGCACTCGTCCTTCTTGTGGTTGTTGATAAACAGGTTCGATGAATATCCTCTGTCTACCTTAATCCCCATCGTGGTCTCAAAATGCGTATCTGAAGTCTGTGAACGCTCAACAGTAACAATACCATTTGTTCCAACCTCCTTATATACATCCGCAATTATATTCCCTATCACAGGGTCATTGTTTGCCGAAATTGTGGCAACACTAGCAAGTGTGTCGTTAGTGACCGGCTTGCTCATCTTCTTTAATTTCCCAACCACAACATTTGTTAGCTCAGTCAACTCACGCAATACAAGCGTCTTGTTTAAACCCTCCACCAACTCAGCATCTCCACTACGGACGAACGCGTTCGATAGAACTATTGCTGTCGTTGTACCATCACCCGCAGATAACGCAGTCTTCTCCGCCGCCTCCTTTACGATACGTACCGCAAGGTTCTCAACAGGGTCAAGCAATGCTATCGACTTAGCTACAGTAACTCCATCCTTCGTGACAGTCATTCCCGCAATGTGCTCCTCTGACTCTATCAACACAGTGCTCCCCTGAGGTCCTAATGTGCTGCCAACTGCAGTAGTGATTTTCTCTAATCCCTTGAATAATTTTTCCCTTCCCAATTCCGAGAAGTGTAACTCTTTAGGAGTGTATCCTGATTGACTCATCTTTATTTGATTTGATTTCTACAAAGATAAACCTTTTTATTAAATAAACAAAATGCTGATTTCTTTGGTCGCTCTATATATATATATATATATAATATATATTATTATTATTCTCTCACTGTATTGGATATTAAAATCAACATAATCAACACTAGTCTTGAAACTCAGATAGTTAGCTCAAAATTATCAGCACAAAATCAACATAGAATCAACACATAATGTCGATAATAGCAAAAAAAAGAAGCCGAAGCCCCTTTCTTAAGAACCGAAAGTCACTACCCAATCAGTTCATTCACCAAACACAATGTTATTCTACCCGTATATGTAAACTTATCAATCCCAAAAATAGGATGTATTCACTATAACTGAAGTCGGCATCTGCCCTGTATATAGAAAAGCCTAATGCAAATCCTACCTGTAATCTGTTCTGTAATGTTATCTCGTACATGGGGTAAAGGTAATAAATTTTTTAGATACATAGGGGTCGGAGATTCCCCCCCCGTGTGACGCGCGCCAAGCTCAAAGGAAAGTGATTTTATTTCGAGGGGGTGGGGTCGAGTTTTGGCTGAAGCTTCCCAATTGTTTGGCGTTTTCCTGTGGGGTGTAGATGCGGCTCACCTATGTGCTGCTTGTAGCTCACCTGCCTGCTAGCTCGTAGCTGCTCACCTGCTAGCTGCTCACTATATATACACGCGCCTTAGCTTTGGCGATACGTTCACCTATCCGCTCACCATGTCCGCTCACACGGACAACAGCCATCAATCGTAAGAGAGTTTCTTATCGGCGAGAAAACGCTACAGACTATGCTATCAGTACGCAAGAGACCGAGAGACATCTCGTCATCCCTAGCCTATCCATTATCCCCATAAACTTTACAATAAATAAACTCGGTAAACATCCTAGTAATACTCTACCATTGCGGAGATGCTGAGTGAATAATTGAAATTAAATGCAAATTAAATAGTAATGTACTAGATTTATACAAGTAATAGACTATCTTTGCAGAGCAAGTCCGAGAGACGCGACTGCACAATCTGAGTTAAGGCGCTCATTATCAACAACTTAGCCTCGTTCATTGACATATTGACAAGGAAATTCGCAAAATTCAGCAGTCGGCATAGCTTATGGCTATCGGTCTCATACGATAAGAGACTTAATCGACAGAACGTTTATCCGACTCAAGTTACTAATGCAGCAGCGATAGTTACAAGCCTATCACCATACGGAATGCAGAGTAGTAACTACTAGACCATACAGATATGAAATTCCCAACTAACAAGAAGAATACAACATTCTTAGAAGGATTAAAGGTACAGACAATGATAACGGACAGAGAATGGTTCGTGTACACTAAACAAGATTGTGGAGCTACTGACTATATGTTCTTTGAGACTTGTGACCAAGCTATGAATTACTACAGAAAAGTATCGGTCTTATATGGCTATATGGAGTTGATACACGGCAGCGCATTTCGGTCACCGAGCGGTAAGACTCTAGTACAGATAAACAAACGCTGTACTAATGCTATATACAATATGGATGTGATTACGCTTAGTTAACTGATGATTCGGTAACGATGAAACCTTGTCCGCTTGAACGGACTCGGTATTAACTTAAAACAAGCAGTGTTATGAAAAATTTATTAGGAGCATCAGAATTAGAATTGTTAAACCAACACATCAATCTTGACAAGGTGACTAGCTTAACAGCGGACATTAGCAAAGGAGTGAGAACAGCGTTTGATAAGCAGATTGAATTGTCATTGATTATGCACAATGGCTACGAGTGGTTTAAGTCACCGGAAGCTAAGCAGGTGATGAAGGCGTTAGATATTGAGATGTCTACAGAGGAATTTCATACCAAGGCATTCGGATTTAAGAAGTCGTTCTTCTACGATATGGTTAAGGTAGGCGGAATTAGAGCCAATGAGACTGAGGTAGTATCGAAGTAC